GGGGAATTTCGACACGGCGTTCCTGCGTCGTCGCAGGTAACCGCAGGAGTTTTCTAACGCGGCGTTGATTTTTTGAGCAGGAGTAGCCATGACGAACGAGGAAGTCATTCGGAAAGCGGATCTGGCCCTGTCGGATCTGGAAACAGCCGGAAAGTTGAATCCGGAGCAGACGGATCGGTTCATTCGGACGCTGATCGATCAGCCGACGCTGTTGGCCTCTGTCCGCACCGTCGCCATGGGCGCTCCGCAGATGAACATCAACAAGATCGGATTCGGGACGCGCATCCTGCATCCGGCCGTCAGCGCCACCCCGCTGCCGGAAAATCTGCGTTCCAAGCCTGACCTTGGACAGGTCAAGCTGGAGACGAAGGAAATCATCGCGGAAGTCAACATCCCCTACGACGTGCTGGAAGACAACATCGAGCGAGGCAACGTCAACGTCCCGCTGCAGAGCGGAGCGGGTGGTCTGCACCAGACCATCGTGGACCTCATCGCGGAGAGAGCCGCGCTCGATCTGGAGGAGTTGGCCATTCAGGGCGACACCACCAACATCGGGGATCCGTATCTGGCCCTGAACGACGGTTACCTCAAGATGTCCACGGCCAACGTGGTCAACGTGGGTGGCTCGTTCGACAAGGCGGCGGTGAAGCAGGGCCTCAAGACCATGCCCACCCGTTACCTCCGCAACCGGGCGGCGATGTCTCACTTCGTCTCCATCGACAACGAGACGGAAATCCGCGACCAGTACGGTGCTCGCCAGACGGCGCTGGGCGACCAGCAACTGCAGGGCATGCTGCCGGTGTACATCTACGGGAGCCGGGTTGTCCCCGTCGCCCTGATGCTGGGCACCAGCGGTCTGTTCACGGACCCGATGAACCTCATCTTCGGCATCCAGCGCAACATCATGATCGAGTACGACAAGGACATCCGGGCGCGGGTGTTCATCATCGTGCTGACATGCCGCGTGGATTTCCAGATCGAGGAAGTGAACGCCGTCGTGAAGTACACGGGAATCACCGGGAGCCGGTAGTCTCCCTCTGGTGTTGGCCTTGCATTTGGTGTTGGCCTTGCATTTTTGCAGCGGGAGGTAGTACCGTGGCCGAAGACAAAAAGCCTTTGGAAAAGAAGATGGAAGAGAAGACGGAGATTGTCGGGTCAGGGACGCCGATGACTCCTGCAGAGGCGGCGGAGAACAAGAAGCAGGTGGACGAGGAGCAGAAGAACATCGCGGAGCCACAGGTGGATCGCAACGTGGACCCGGACGATGTGATGAACCAGCCGCCCAAGCCCTCCGACCCTGAGACGGTGCGCTCTGCTCGCGCCACCGAGAAGGAGAGCGGCGAGTCCAAGGCCAAGCGCGTGGACACCGCTGACGTGGACCCGGCAGGCGAGAAGGCCCCAGCAGGCTGGGGCAAGAAGCCCACGGTCTACGTCATGACCAACGTGGACGGCGAGAAGCTGCACGTGACGGTCAAGCAGTGGGCCAAGTACGGCCAGAAGCTCCGCGCCAAGGGCTGGACCACACCGGAGTTCGCGGAAGGCGATCCCGGAGGCAACGAGGACATCCCGCAGGACATCGACTGGGGTAAGGACAGCCCGAGCGATACCCTGTATCCGGCAAGCGGTGGCGCACCGCCCAAGAAGTAAGCGGAGCGGGAAGGAACACGAGGGGGCCGCTGGCCCCCTCAAGTTTTTGTGCAATCAAGTGCAGCAAGGAGTGCGAGATGGCATTGAAGACGGAGAAGACCGTGGACGCATCAGCCCCTCCTCCCGTGAGTCGTGTGGAAACCACGGTGTTGGAACTGGCCCTCTACAAGAATTACACGTGGGGCAACATCACCTACGAGAAGGGCAAGCCGTATCGCTTCCGGAACAGCGATGCGATGATCCTGCTGGGTGAGCACGACACCGGTCGGCCCATCTGGCGCATCTACCAGAAGCCCATTCCTCGACAGGCCCCCCGCAACGAGATTGTCGATGCGACCTCGATCACAGCCCCGCTCCCCATCGAGGAGCCGGGAGGGCTGAAGACCGAGAAGCGGATCGACGTGGGCACCGATGATGAGATTGCGGACATCCTGAACAGGGACGGCGACATCACGGTGTAAATGGGAGAGTTCCGGGGCTGGCAGTTCCTCATCACATGGGTGATCGTGGTGCTGCTGATGCTCTGGTTCTGGTATAGTCTGATCAACCTCGTGTTCAGGGTGAGATGATGGCCAGACTACCGCCGCCGTTGTTTGTCGCGCCACAGGATGTCATTCTCCGCATGCAGCTAGACAAGGATCTGGCAGGTATCGAGGATGTCATCACGTCTGGCATCATTGCCGCCCAACTCCACGTGGAGCGGGTTATCGACGGGCATCTGGCCCGCCGCTCGCAGAAGTGTGGGTACTTCATCGACGCCGAGGCGTTCTCCGGGATTGCTCCCGGTGGCCTGTACCGATTGGAAGTCCCGAGTGGGCTAGTGCGGCAGGATGTCCCCCAAGTGGTGACCGCTTCCTACGGAGCCACCAACGGTCCCTTCTCGGACTCCTATGCGGACGTGAACACCGGCCTCATGCAGTTCGACTACAACCGAGGCTATCTCTACGTGGATGCCGCCACCTACGGCAACCATCACATCAAGATTCAGTGTGACACCGGGTTCGAAGACGGGACCAAGCCTCTCCCCGTGGAGGGCCTGCCGGAGTGGTCTGCCACGGAGCAGTACCATGTGGGAGACACCGTCGCCTACAGCGGTGTGGCGTACCGTTGCACGCTGGAGCCCCCCGTAGGCACGTCCCCGTTGTCAGCCATGTATTGGACCCCTGCCACGGTGCCACAGGAACCTATTCCTGACGCCATCTACGAGGCCATCGTGGCCTTGGTCCCCATGGTGTTCAACGCTAATCAGACGACCAACCGGAGTGACGAGGCCAAGAACCAGTATCAGGTGTTGACGGACCACGCCAACCTCCTTCTGCAGCCGTATACCCGCACGCAAGGCTTCACGTTCCGGTCGATATGAGACTGCTCACCGTCACCGTGCAGGGCCAGCCGGGGCTGGTCAAGGCGATGAAGGGCATGCAGGATGCCTTGGACACCACCCAAATCCTCGATGAGGGAGCGGCGGTCATCTATAACCGGATGCGAGCCCGGTTCTTGGTCGAGACAGACCCGATGGGGAACAAGTGGCCTCCGAGCCAAGCCGCTCTCCGGCGAGCCCGCAGTGGTCGAGGCGGTGGCACGCTCTTCAATACGGGCCGGTTGTTCCGGAGCATCCAGTTGTATGCAGACGGTCCAGCCACCCGTGCCATCGGCACCAACGTCACGTCTCCACAGGGCTATCCCTACGCTGAGAAGCACCAGTTTGGGTTGGGTGGGATGGTGCAACGGCAGTTCTTGGGCTTCGCACAGGAGGATCTGGACGTGATGAAGTTGGTGATCTTCCGACGACTTGTGAATGGTCTGAAGCAAGGCATGACACCATGAGCGATACCTGCACCCCTGCTCTTCCTATCTCAAAACTCATAGGCGTCATTGAGGAGGCCGAGAAGCGGCTCCTGCAATTGAATGCACCACCGGTCAACCTCACCGGCAAGGTGGTGACGGCCTACGATGAGAACGACCTCCTTGACGTGCTGAAGGGCGTCCGGTCTTTCCCAGCCGTAGGCATCGTCTATGAGGGCATGCGGTCCATGTCCGAGGAAGGCCCTACGGCCCGAGTTGGTATCTCCTGTGAAATCGTGCTGGGTTTCGTGTTGGTGGAGCGGGGTGACGAGATTCATCGCACGGACCAGAAGAAGGTCCGAGCCATTGAATTCTTGGATGCCATGCGCTACCAATTTATGGGCAAAAAGAGTACAGTCACAGGACACTTCTGGCATTTTGTTGTGGAAAGCCCAGCCGCTCTTCGCACTGGTGCTGTTTGCTGGGTCCAGCGTTGGAGCCTACCTGTCCAGCTTCCTCATCAGCCCAGACCATGACTCTTCGTGCCAGATTTGAAAAGAAATTCGTAAAAACTGTTGGTTGTTGGTTATGGCAGGGTGATAAGTGGAGTAGACCAGAGCACGGATACGGGCGCATTTTTGTAAAGGGTAAACGTGTAAAAGCCCACAGAGTTGCGTGGGAGTTATACGTTGGACCCATCCCACCCGGCATGCATGTTCTGCATAAATGCGACGTGAGATTGTGTGTGAACCCTGAACATCTTTTCTTAGGCACTAAGACACTCAACGCTCAGGATCGTGATCAAAAGGGCCGACTTGCCAGAGGGAAAGATGGGCGATACACCCCTAGTCTCATGTATCCTCCCCACAAAGAACCGGGTGGCCTTCATTCCGCAGGCGATTGCCAGTTATCAATCCCAGACCTACCCGAACAAAGAACTGGTCATCTTCGACAACGGGGACGACAACACTGAAGCGGTTCTCCCTCCGGACCCGTCGATTCGGTATTACCGAATTCAGGGGAACCGGACCACGGGAGAGATGCGGAACTTTTGCGCCAAGTACTCCAAGGGCGAATTCATCTGCCACTTCGATTCCGATGACTGGAGTGCGCCGGGGCGTGTTACCGATCAGGTGACTCGGTTGGGTGGGCATGGCGTAGTCACGGGGTACCACGCCATGCTCTTCTATGACGAGCGGGATGGGAAGTTATACTGGTGGCGGATGCCGAATTCTGCGATGCGGTATGCGCTGGGTACCTCCTTGTGCTATCGTCGCGTCTGGTGGCGACACCACCCGTTTCCTTCCCTGCGGATCGGGGAGGATATGAAGTTCATCCAGCAGGCATTCCGAGAAGCCTACCGACTGGTGACCACGGTGTCTGCGGAGCATTTGATGGTGGCCCGAGTGCATCACCACCAGACCAGTCGGAAGACGTTGAACCCGACCAGCTATCAACCCGTGGACCGTAGCACCTTACCGCAGGCATTCCCGTGCGCTTCAATATTATCAGCAACTTAAGGAATGGGGGAGGGTTGCAACAGGACTATGAACTGTTGCGACGAGCATTGGTGACTCGTGGTCATGTGGTGCAAGGCGTACAGTTCAATGCCAAGCCTTTATTGGTGTCTCCAGCCGATATCAATGTGTTTTTGGAAACGGTGGTAGGGTTGGCGTTTTCAGCCGCGCAGGCGCAGTGGGTGATTCCGAATCCAGAATGGTGGCTTCCCCAGTATCACGAGTGTTTACCAAGGGTCACCAAGGTGCTGTGTAAGACCTATGATAGTTTGCGAGCGTTTACGACACTGGCGGGATCGCGGGCGGAGTATCTGGGGTTTGTGTCACGGGATGTCTATCGGCCAGAGGTGCCACGTCAGCGAGCGTTTCTGCATGTCGCTGGGAATTCATCGGTCAAGAATACCGAAGCGATCTTGTCTGCATGGTTGAGACTCCCTTACGATTTGACGGTGGTGACGCGGGTGCCTCGTCTGCTCATGTTGGCACATAGGGTTCCGCGAGTCACTGTTCGAAGTCAGGTGACTGAGTCGGAGTTGATTACTCTGCTGAATAGTCATCAATTTTTTATTTGTCCGAGCCAGTATGAGGGGTTTGGGCACTGTATCCATGAAGCCATGGGTGTTGGAGCCGTGGTGATCACCAGAGATGGGCCTCCGATGAATGAGTTTGGTATCCCAGCCAACTTTTTAGTGCCGTCACAGGTGAAGTCTAGCCTTCGACTAGCTGAGATGCGGAGCGTTACCTCGGAAGCGGTCGCCACTATCGTGCAGTATGCAGCGGGGTTGTCCCCAGAGTCCATCCGGATCATTTCCCGGCAGATGCGGATGACGTTTGAAGAGAATCAGACGGCGTTTTCTCAGCGGCTCTCAGCGGTGCTGGCATGTTGACGGTTGCGGTGTGTGGTAACCATCGAGTCGTCTACTGCACGGAGTCCGAGTTGGCATGGACGCTGACGAATATGGGGCATCAGGTTGTCAAGTTTCAAGAGAACGTGCATACGACCGATGAGATGTTGGCCATGGCCCGTTTCAGGGAAGTGCAGTTGTTTGTATATGTGCATACCCATGGCTGGACGACTCCCGGTAAATTGTCGTTGCCGCAGTTGTTTGAGCAGTTTCGTGCTCACGGGATCAAGACTGCCAGTTTTCATTTGGATCGGTTCTGGGGGTTGCACAGCGATCAACGGGAAGCACGTATTGGTGAGCACCCGTTTTGGAAGACCGACATGGTTTTCACGGCAGATGGTGGGCATCAGCAGGAGTTTGAGGCCAGAGGGGTACGACACCAGTGGCTTCCTCCAGCGGTCGCGGCTCGTCATTGCTGGCGAGGTACCTATCGCAGGGAATTAGCGGCTGACATCGTGTTTGTGGGGTCACGTCGCTACCATCCTGAGTACAAGTTCCGGACGATGCTGGTGGATTGGCTTCAGGACAGGTATAGAAAGCAATTTCGGCGGTTTGGGCATGATGTGGGAGGAGTTGTCCGCGAAGCCCAGTTGAATGATGTGTATGCGTCAGCCAAGGTCGTGGTGGGAGACTCCTGTTTTGCCGGGTCACCCTATTACTGGAGTGATCGGGTACCAGAGACACTGGGTAGAGGGGGTTTTTTGATTCATCCCACGACACCGGGTTTGACAATTGACGGAATGGCCGAGTTTTCACCGGCAAATTTGGCGGAGTTACAACAACAAATTGCGTATTGGCTGGTCCATGATGAGGAACGTCGTGTGTGTACGGACAAGGCCATGGCGGTGGTCCGAGCCGAGCACACGTACACGCAACGTATGACGCAGTTGTTGAGAACGATGGGATTTGTATGAATTTTGTCACCGTTGTGGGGCCGCAGAACCGCTTGAAATTCAAGACGCGCATAGGGCCGGGACCGGTGAGTCAGACGGTCAGCGACGAGATTGTGTTGCGAGAAGCGTTTGAGGAGAACACCTATGCGCTCCATGAAGACCATTTCCTGCATACGGGAATTATGGTTGATATTGGAGCGAATATTGGGGCTGTTACGATACTCGCGTGTGAATTGGGAGCCAAACGGGTGGTGGCCTACGAGCCCGATCCAGAAAACTACGCCTTGTTGAAGGAGAATGTCGCCCTGAATTCGGGGAAGATACCCGTCGAACTGCATCAACAGGCCGTGTGGAGTTTTGAAGGAACCATTCCATTGGTGCCCTCTCAAGGAGCCTCCACGTCCCGTTCATCGGTGGTAGAACGCTATGCCGGTCAGGTAGTTATGGTAACCACCATCACGCTTGCACAGGTACTGCAGCCGTTCCCAGAAGTGGATGTGGTGAAAGTTGATACGGAGGGGGCGGAGTACGAGATGTTTGTGGACCGAGAGACGAACCAAAAAATTCGGATGTTGGTGATGGAATACCATCAGACCACCGCCGAGCGATTTGGTGCGTTAGTCGCGCTGTTATCCTTGACGCATAACCTGCAATTGTTTGGGCATTATGATACGGATGGCGGGCAAATCCTTGCGAAACGGTACGGAGATTAACCCTTGCAATTGAGTGCAGCTAGTGGCACAGTGTGACCGCAGCCCTACAGGTTGTAGCCGTTCACAAGGAGAACGCTAATGAGTATGGTAAATGTTCAGAACCTTGGGTTTGGTGGGTCGGGGATTCCCGATGCCTTGCCCAAGGCGGTTGCCGAACTCCAAGGCATGAAAATGCAGGTTGTGGACGGAGCGGCAGCAGGCACGGTGGTTCCGGTGGCGGGGATGGACCCCGAGGACCACATCGGTGCTGCCATCGACCTCACGGGTCTGGCCACCATCAACATCGGCACGCTCTCCATCGCAGAGCGGAACGCCAAGGCGACCATCACCTGTTTGACCAGTGCTGTCGATGGCGACAAAATCTCGGTCAACGGGAAGACCTACACCGTCAAGGACGTGGTGGTCCACACCAGCTACAACGCCCCTCCCGGCGTCATCCCCATCGACATCACCCCCAGCGGCTGTGACAACGAGAAGCTGGCCAAGGCCCTG